TTTTAATTTTGTACCATGCTTCATATAAATCTCCAATTTTTACCTTGCCTTTAGTTATCTCTACTATTTTCTTAACCATTTCTGGATTAGGAAATCTTTTAACTCTAGCAGTTAAACACCATCTATTCACACTAGTTCCCGGATTTTGTCCATCAAGTCCCAGCATTTGTCCAAAGACATAATAGGATAGCTTCTTATCTTTTCTATATTCTTCAAGTGTCATAATTCCTTTCTTTATTGATCTATTATAGAGGTATATATTATATATTTTATTTGACAAGTGATTTTTTTAGTTTATAAGTATTTAAAAAACAAAGGAACTTATGAAACTTAGAGAATTAACAGAAGAACAAAAAATAGAACAAGCGTTTGCTTTTTATAATGGTGGTAAAGGATTGGACCATTGGTCTTACAGTTCTACATCATCACCATTCTCAAAAAATATAATTAACTATTCTTTTCCACAAGAGGTGAGAAGAAAATTTGTATTTAGATACAAACCATTATTCGGAAATTTAGTTAATAACACAGTTCAAAAAATGATAGCTGATGTTATCTACACAACTAAAACAATAAAACAAACTGCGTTTACAAAAGAAGAAAGAGATTACAAAGCAGCATTTGAAAGTGAATTAAAAATTATAAAAGATAAACCACCGGTAGACGCAAAGGATGAGTTTGCCAGAGAAGAAATGCAACAGTACGCACACGATTGTATTGGTGTAACTAAAAAGGTTGTGCAAGATATAATTGGTAAAGATCAATTAGTTTGTGAGAGGTATGTTGAGCATAAAGAAATGACTATGATAAAACCTATCATTGGTAGAATTGATTATGAAAGCAAAACTAAATTTATAGAATTAAAAACTAAACCACCCAATATTAGAAAAGTTAAAAACAAAGAGGAATGGAAAATGAGTTCACAACCAATTCCATCTGAGCCTACGTTTGATAACTTAACACAGACTTCGTTTTACTATATGTGTACTAAGAAAATACCATTCTTAGTTTATGTCAATGACAAAGAACATATTGTGTTTGACCAATCACATGAGTTAATGAAGAAAGACCATCTGGAACACCTTTACTTTAAAATGTGTGAGAAGATTTTATTTTGGGAAAAGATGATTATGTTTTGCAAGGGTAATATACAAGAACTTGCAATGATGTGTGAAGCACCCGATCTAAGTCATCCATTTTATTATAAAGATTTAGCACCAGAACAACTACAATTAATAACTAACTTATGGGGAATGAAACATGAATAAAATAATACTATGTTTATCTGTAATATTTTTATTAGTAGGATGTGCAAACAAGCAAGTCCTAGTTGGTAAAAAATGTTTTATAGATAAAGAAAACAATACAACTACCATCACTAAATCTTATATTTGGTTTGTCGACAAAGATAAAGTTTGGACCAATCAATTAAAAAAAGAAAACTGTAATAAATAACAAAAGGGAAAAACTATGAAAAAAAATATATACCAAAAATTGCACTCGGCTTGTATTGAAGCTGGTAGTGTTAAGAAAGCAGAGAAAGTAAAAGGGATGCACTTTAATCCTTTATTACATGACGCAGTACAAGAAACTGCAACGCAATCATTATTGAATAATGGATTGTATCCAACTTGTAATTACCTAACAGAAATAACAGATAAGAATATGGTTATGGTTGTGTGTACTATGAAGGTACATGACATTGATGATCCTAAAACTTTTGTTCTTGTTGATGGATGTTCGGCAATGGGTGCATTAGATAAGTTTGGTACGGGTCAAGCTATGTCATACTCAAGAAAGTATGCGTTCTTAAATCTGTTAAATCTTAAAACAGGAATTAAAGATGAGGATGGTTATGAAGCCAAACCCTTTAAACAAAATTCTGTAGAGAAATCTGCAGAGCCTACATACATGGATGAATCTGTGAATGTAGATGAAATAAAAGATGAACTTAAAAATGCTCAATCTATACAAGGTTTAAATCTTGCTAAGAATAAACATAGAGATAGTGTTCATTTTTTACTTAAAAACAATTTACGAGCATACAGACAGATAACTGATGTTGCTGAAACTCGTGAATTACAATTAAATAATGTTCAACAATAGTTGAAGATAACAAAAGGAGAAAACATGAATGAAGAAGTGATCTGGGTAAATTTAGTACCCAACGAAAACAAAACAGCAGACAATCATCCAGATTGGGTAGCACCTGCAAATCCTAACGCACCAGAGGGAAAGAAATGGACCATTGGTACGAAGATTGGAGAGACTTGGCACAACCCCGCAGGATGGAACGCAAAGGATGATGCTGGTAATTTAACTGGAGCAATCAAAATTAAATTGACACCCAATAATTATGATGCTTCACAAGCTGGAAATAAGGGGTTTTCAAAAGCACCTATTTCTGGTAATAAACCAGAATACAAGTTTTAATTAAAAAGAAAATTTGTATAGTCTTAGAGGGGTTTTTTTCTTTCTTAGTTCCCTTCGTTAGTTTTCCCCTCTAGGACATAAAAAAAATATGACCGATACAATCAAACAGCCAAAGCATTATATCGCTAACGCAATAGAGCCTATTGATTTTATTATTGCCAACAAATTAAATTTTTGTGAAGGGAATGTTGTGAAGTATATATCTCGTTGGAGAATGAAAAACGGAGTGGAAGATTTAAAAAAAGCCAAACAATACATAGATTTTTTAATCGAAAAAGAGGTTGCCAAAAAGGATAAATCATGACAAAATACACAAGAATCAAAAACGGAGAGTGTAGTTTTCAAATTACCGAAGAGTTTGATTCAGCAGAAAAGGCTGCAAACAGTTCCAATGAAGGAATAAATGCAGAAGTAAAAATTGAGAATATTAAACTCGATTTTACAACAGTGAAAAAGGAGCATGATGGAAGAGATCAAAGTGCGTCTGCAAAAGTACCGAGACCTTCAGGAAAAGAAGCACAAGAAATTTCTTGAAGCAAAGTCTAAGGCTAAGAAGTACCATGAAGATAGTATTAGATTGATGAGTAAAGTAGTGCAGACACAAGAAGAATTAATGACATCTTAGTTATTAGTTTTAATAATTAAAAAAAACAAGAGGAACATGAGGGGATTCTATGACTAAAAATATAAGGTTCAACGAGATTAAACTTGCAATGAGAGCCGGACATTATGAAAATCTAAATATAAAAGAAGAAAAAATATATAAGAACGCATTTGCTAATGGTTATAGGTTGGGTAAAAAACACACAGAAAATTTAAAAAATCATTTATCAATAATAGGTGTCTCTTCTTATAAACCACCAAAATCAATCATAGATAATATTGTTGATTATATGTGTAAGAGATATGAAGTATCTAAAAAAGAATTGCTTGGCAAGAAAAGAACTTTAGATATTGTAAGAGCAAGAAATATTATTCACAATATATTAAATGAAAAATACAAAATGAATTTATCAAATATTGGTAGACATTTTGGACAAGATCATACCACAGTATTACATTCAATAAAAATGAAAGCTAACAAGAAAAGATATTGGTCAGAGGAGCAAACTATATGGCAAGAGTTTCAAGAGTTAAAAGAGGTGTTGTAGGAATTAATTGGAATCTAAGATACAGATTAAAAATAGAAGAGCAAGAGCATACCATAGATGATCTAAGGTCTTATGTTAGACAATTAGAATTTAAAATTAAGAGACTTTTAAAGAATTAATATATTTATCAAAGCAACTACCATCTTTTCCATCATGGCAAAAATGTTTTTTCTCTGCGTTTACTATCCAGCCACCAGCATCACTTAACATTTCTTTTTTACAAACATTGCACCAACCTGCTGCCATTACGGATTTAGTTTTATTCCAAATTTTATTTTTTGTAGCCAAGACCAGACCCTCTGTTGCTGTATAATTTTCTCCATGACCAAGAATTTAACTTACTAGACCAATGATAAATAAATAATACTATTGTTTTCATTTAATTTTTTTACCTTTATTAATACCTTGTTTAATAACATATCCCTTAGTACCATTAGCACCAATCTCAACTTCTTTAATAAGATTTTTAAACAATATCATTTCTTGCATTTTTTTCCAATGCTTTTTTAGATAGGATTCTATAGCTTTATTATCTCTCATTAAATTTCTTTTAACTTTTCACACATAAATTTAGTTGCTACCTTGTTATCATTAACAAAAGTATCTTCTTGTGCAATTACTAATTGCTTAGATATTTCTAATGCAGCTATTGTACATTCTTTCCAAGAATTATATTCCCCTTGAATTTGTGCCGGTGGTAGACATTGATTATTTATAAAAGAACATAAACTTATTACTAATATAAATTTCATTATTTACCCCTAACAGAATCAATGAAATTATAAACTCTTCCAAATTGTTTATCAATAGACATCAAATCAGATTGGATCATGGTTACTGTTAATTGAAGTTCTATGAGTGTGACCAATGTCCAAGTAGCTAATCCCATAAGGATTGTACCCAATAAACCTATTAACATTGTATTAGTTTTTCTAGTCATTGTGTAGGTCCACCAAAAAAAGCTAACAATATCATCATTGCTATAAGTAAACCTGTG